CTTTACAGGAAATTCGGGGGTAGGGAAATCAAGCGTGTCTGCATAGTGCCATGCATCCAACGACTGTGTGGCGTTGCTTCGGAATGCACCGCATACACGGTTAGGCGTCATTCGGTATTCGCTGTATGCCTCCTGATAGCCGAACGCCTTTTCATCGTCTTCGGTTCCCTGTACATAGATTTCTTTGTTAAGGATTGCCTGCTCTCCTAGATGTGCAAATTCTGGCCAGTAGAAGTCAAATTTTTCGGTTCGACTCCAAAGCTTTTCAATGCCCTGCTGATACGTGTTATCATTTCGGATACAGCATACGCCAATTACATAACCGTGCTCTTGGAAGCTCTTGGTAAAGCTGTTTTCCATAAACGGCGTCACGGAGATTGCGGCGGCGTTGCCCTGTGGACTCTTACTGTCTGTTGCACTTGTCTGTACGACCTGATTGACGTTAATCATGTACCGCTGACCGCCCAAATATTCTGGGATTTGTACGGTTTTATCGTCGATGTCCACTCCAAAATGATTGCGGATGATTTCCCGGTAACGTGTGCCGCCTCTAGCATCGGCTTCCATGAACTGTTGCACCGCAAAGGCTTGACGAAGATCATTGATGGTTGCTCCCGTTACGTTGCTGAGGTCTGCATAAAGGTTGTTGCTTACGCTTAATGATTCTCCTGTTTTGCTTTGTGCGCCTTTCAGCACTGCGTTTCCGTTCATGTTGTACGCCTGTGCTACTTGGTCACCCTGAATGTTGTTTGTGTAATTTCGGAGATAGATTGTGTCGGTACTTTTGTCTCCGATGTTTTGTCCGAGATATACTTGTGCGTTTCCGCTCATTGGAATTAGCGTTGCTTCGCCTTTTTGAGGGAACGGCAAAGCGCTTGTGAACCTGTCATGGAACTTATTTACCCACAGTGGCTCTGAACCTTTGTATGCATTTTTAAGAATGTCGTTTTTTGTGAGTTTTCCCCATTCTCCTCCGATGGCCATTCTTTCTGTATCGTCTCCAGTTGGGCAGATTGCTGGGTTGTCTACATTTTGGTCTCGAAACCATTCATTCCAGATTTTGGCATAAGCTCTAAACGGTAGTGCGTTAATTTCTCCTTTTACATTAAGACCTTTTTCGGTTGTAAGATTGATTGGAATTCCGAAATAATCCGCAATGCTTCCCTCGTGTGGAATTTTTTGGTCAGTTTTTGCTCCTTCGCTTCCTTGGATTTTGAGTTTTGGGATTTTGTATTCTGTCTGCTGTGTCCATGGTGTGCTGTCGTTTTCACCGAAGAACTGTTTTGCGTGGTCCCATACAATTCGCATAGGTACATGGAAGTAATAGATGTCCAGATAGCAGTTATCCATCACCGGATAGATTGGCGTGGCCATTCTGCAAATGCCCTTGGTATCTACGCTGAAAGTGTCTCCCGGTAACGTTTCTGCTACGTAAAATGGAATAAGGTTGCCTGCATCCAGTGTGAGCTTGATGTCCTGCTTCATCTTGAAACGGCTTCGGCTTGTCTTCATCTGCGGAATGTTGTTGAAATGTCTTTCGTTATTTCTGTTCATTTACTGGCTCCTCCTTTGCCGGTTTTTCGGTGATGAAGCCCAGCTTTTTGGCCCATTCTTCTGTCCCTGCGCTTCTCATAAAGTCGCTCATTCCGTTGAATTCTGCTTTCTGTTTTGGCGTTAGGTTCGCATATGCCTGTTTGGCCTTTACAACAATGTTTTGCGCTTCCATCAGGTTTTCCGGCATTGTCGTCATGTCTGCGCCGTTGTTGCCGTTATCGCCGAGAAGCATGTTTGCGGCGTTTACGTCAAATGTTGCTCGTCGGATGATGTTGCTGATTTTGGTTTCTTCATGGTAACTTTCAATCTCGTCTGCGATGTTGATTTCTTCGTCTTCCACCAGATCTTTTTCGCCGTTTTCGTTTTCGGCCCATCTGTAAGTTTTTCGTGTTTTTTCTCCTGCACACGTTGGTTCGCTTTTAGGCGGATTGAATGCACTGTAAAACTCCATGTTACTCCTCCTGTTTGATTGCGTCACATACTTTCTCAGAGTGGTTTGCAAATTCGCCGTTGATGTCGTCAAACTCGCCAACGGCATAAAGTTTGAAGTCTTCCGGGTTGTTGTTAATCACGCCGTCTTTTCGTGCCGCTTCACCCTGAAAAAGACGGGTCGCCGTCATGTTGTTTTCAGACTCGAAAAGGTAGGTGTAACGGCTTGCCAGCTTATCATAGATTGCGTAAAATTTGCGTTTCATTGTTTTTTCTCCTTTACAGCCGAGTGCCGCCCCGCATTGCTTTGGGTGACAGGTTGATGGTTTTGGTTTTCTTTGCGGTCTTATTGAAGATCTTTGCGTCTTTTTTGTGGTAAACCTTACTTCTCTTGCCCATCGTTTATCCTCCGTCTTATCAGCTCGATTTCGATTTCATTTGCAAATGCTTTTGCTCGAAATTTTGCTTCAATGTAATATTTCGCCTCTTCGATTGTTGCGGCCATGGTTGCCGCTTTTGCATCGTTTTTGATTTCTGTATATTTCCTCATCAAGAGGTTCTCTAATGTTTCTGTGGTCTGGTCTCGCACGTTCCAATGTTTCATTGTTTTTCTCCTTTACTCCTCTTCTTTGACAACTGCGTGGTAAATTTTGTCCATCATTTCCAGCACCTGCTTGATGAGCTTTAAAGCCTCCTGCAAGTCTTTTACTCTGATGATTGCCATTTTATACCCCCTTTCTGTAATACGATTTTCTAACGTCAATATGCACAAAATTTGTATAGCAGATGATTCCACCTGTTTTACCTAGTACGCTGTCGGCGTATAAAGCTACGTTATGCGGCTTTACGTCTTTAACCCAAATGTCTGCCGCTTCTCCTGCTAAATGTCTGCTGTATCTACGGCCTCCAACTGCATCGTTCCAACTTTCTGTTCTGAATGCTGAATTGATATGGACAGGCTTTTCAAAATGTTCTCGAATGTTTTCCAGTAGGTTTGCCAATTTTTCGTCAATCAATACCAGGTCGTTTCCGTCTTTACATGCAAATTCTTTTACTTTGAAGTGTTTTTCTACTTTTTCTTGGCTGTCGCTGTTCATTCTGAAGATTAACATTTTATCGCCTCCTTATGGTCTATTTTACTTGTTTCTGTGCGATTTGTCAAGGGTCACTTGTGACTTTTGACAAATCCCACAGATGCCCGCTGCAGGCGTGTTTTCAACACTTTCAACACTTTCAACAAGTTTTCAACATAAAGTTGCACAATGCTTTTTGTGCAACTTGTCATATTCTCAACAATTCAACAATTTTTCAACATTTCTTTCAACATATAATTTTATATAAAAATAATTTATCTATGTTGTAAAATTGTTGTTTTCAACTTTTCAACGTACTCTACTACTACGACTACAACAAATATAATATAAAGAAGTCCGCCAAGTATTGCCTTGTTAGGTACTTGGCGGACTGACACCAGATTAGATTTTACCCATAGCCCTGCGTGTTTTTTTTACTGCTTGTTCTTTTGCTTTTAGATAGTCTTCGTATGGCACGTCTGTCCTACCAAGCATATCTTTTGTTTTGTCTATTGCCCTTTGCTGATTTTGTTTTTTTAGCTCCCAAAGTACTCGAGGGTCTTCTATTCTTTGCATTTCTTGGAAATACCTAGGAATACTGGCTCGTTTTCCGTTGTCTAGTTGGATGTATCCTTTTTTCCAGATTTCTTCTTTGTGTTCTTGGTAGTACTCATATCCAAGACCCGGATTTCTGCTCATTTGTGCGAATGGTGGCTGTAGTCCGTTTTTGATGTGTTCTAGTGTCTCGTCATCGAATTTTTTGGTTACGTATCCTGCTACATAGCTGTAGCCGCCTTGTGTCGGATTGATGAGGTTATGGATGCCTAACCCCCAGCATCTTGTTATTCTGCTATCAACCATGTATTCGTCTGGCTTCACTTTGCTGTATGGTTCAAGTTTTTCCGGCTGGTAACCAAATAATATCATGTGATAGTGTGGTCTTCCTGTTCTTTCTCCGTACTCTCCAGCTACGAAATAGCGTAATTGGCCGCTGTAAGCCTTTCTGAGACGTTTTAAGAAGTTTTGAATGTCTTCATACCAGAGTGTTTGATTAACGGCTAATTCAGGCTCCTTTTTGCGTCTCAGATACATTGCACCCCTTACTACTTCGCCTGTTTCGTGATTTACTCCGGGAATGTGTTCATTGTCGTAAGTCAGCGTAACAAACCAGACCGATTCTTTCGGCCATGTTTTTGCCTCCATTTCAATGCGGGTTGCCCAGTCTTGCCGTTTTTGGATTTTGCATCCAATACACTGCCCGCATGGGATCAACATCACGTCTTTTCTGTAAATTAAATCTTCGTATGTGAGTTTAGGATTTTTTGCCCGTTCAACGGCAAAGCGTCTGAGCGTGTAAATGTGCCCAGACGCTTCCGGATCGTCGGGCACATAAAACCGAATTAACGGTTTATAGCACCCCATCTGTTATCCTCCTGTATATCCGTTTTTGCCGGGCTTTGTTGCGCCCTCTCCAAAGCGTGCTCCGGCCGTTGATGTGCTTCTTTCTGCGGCTTTTTTTACGCCTTTTTTCTGTCTTCCTGCGCCTTGTGCACCTTTTGCGGCGCTGTCAATGACATCATTTACTACACCTTTCAACTTTGTTGGTGTACTGCTTCCAGTTGAGATCATATTGGAAAATCCCTCTGAAATCTGCTGCCATTGGCTCATATTCCAGCTTTCGTTTTGGCTCATGTTGTAGTTACTTCCCAGTACTCCATTGCCAAGCGCTGAGATGCTGGCGGCGCTTGCTCCCTGCAATCCCATGCTTGCACCTGAGATTGTTCCTACTGCTCCTCCTGGTGTGCTTGCTCCTCCAAGATTTGCCGCTAAGATAGGGTTAAGCCCTGCCGCTTTCATGTCTGCCATTGCTCTCTGGTATGCGGTATTTGACATCATTTCTTGCCAGTCACGGTTTTTTTGTGCTTCTGCGGAATTGTAGTCCATTGCGATTTTGTTTTGGCTTGCGTTGAACCCCGCTTGCTTGTTTGCCATTCCGTAATTATACAGCATTTGTGCACCTGCTCCAAGTGCATTTGCAATGCCTTGTGCGCCCATGCTCGTTAAATTGCGGTTAAACTGGTTTTGTAATGTTTGGTTTTGTACTGCGTCATTCGTTCCGCCTTGGCTCCATCCGTAGCCATAGCCTTGGCTGATTCCTCCTCCGCTTGACCAATTTCCTGCATTACTTTGGCTGTTTTGGTTGCTTGTTTGTCCGTAGGTATTAGAACTTCCAAATAATTTGCCTACTCCGTAGTTAATAATGCTTGGTATTACTGCACTTGCAATTGCTCCTAAGAGTCCCATATAAAATTAGCCCGGTTTCCCGGGCTTTCTCCTTTC